GAGCTCGCCGAGCGTGTATTTGACTGCCGGTGCCGCGCTCTGCGTCGCCGTCGTCGTCTTTGCGTCAGCCATTTGTGCTGTCTCCTTTCAAGATCGTGCCGTCGATGCCCGCCTTGCCCATGAGTGGAACTTCCTCTCGCGGTCGCCGCGTCCTACGGCTCAAAATTGCCCGCAGATGCCCTTGCTTCATGCTGTCCGTATAAAGTGTCGCGTTGATGGTTTGAAGCGTCATGTAGGAGCGCTCAGACGGTTTAAGCGGTATCTTTACCGTCGCTCCTAGCCACTCTGCGATGAAAGCGGCAATATTCGCTTCCTCAACTGCGTTCCTGCCGAACACATGACAGGCAACCTGCTTCTTAACGTCGAACGCGAGCGCCCCCGCGTCCTCCATCGTCGCGCTGTCCAGCCTCCACAAGACGGACGGGCGGGAATACGTTGTCGGGAGTCTGCCTCCGTAGACGTTGTATCCCTCTCCGAGCTTGTCCTGCGTCCATGTAACAAGCGCGTCTATCCAAGGGTCGTTGTCGAGCGGCCCCGGTGTCCCTGCCGGTTGAATCGCGAGGGCATAGAAAAAGACGCACCTTGTAAGCGCGTCCCATTCTTCGTCTGTGATGTCCTCGCCCGTGCCGTCGTGTATGCACGTCAGCACGTCGCCGTCGTCGTCTTTGAGCGGCTGCATATCGAGCGCGGCTATAACCTCTTTCGAGATCGCGTCCGCCTCCATCATGCTGCCTTGCTCCACATAAGGCCAAACCTCGACGCGGGCTCTGAACCCTGCCCATTCGGTATTGTCGTCCTCTGCCGTCTCTTTGACGATGAGGTACGGCTTTTCCGTGTCAGGCCCCGCCGCGAACGGCTCGAAAACGCGCCCCTCTACCTCTGGAACGCCGTCTATGAGCGCCGCGCGAATCATGTCTCGCATTTACGCTCCCCCTTCCCACAAGGCAAGGACGGCTTTCTTCAGTTCCTCCTTGCCGTGCTCTGCTGCTGGCAGAATGGTAGGGTAGCCCTTCGTGCCGGGGTGATGAACCAGCCGTACTGGGTGGCTCGCCCCGTTCCAGTAAAGGGCTTTGCGGCTTTTCGGGGTGATGATGTGGGGAGGTGTGCCTTTTTCAAGGTATTTGCCGTAGCGAACGCCGTGCGAGATCGTCATTTTGCAGGTGTCCCCTGCCTGCGTCGCTCGCCCGTTGATGCTCTGCCTCGCGTGCGCGGTACGGTCTTTCCATGCCGCGTGCTCTTTCGCGTAAGTCTCCATGCCTTTCGCTACATTGTCGCAAAGTAGCCACGTCGCGGCCTTGCCTCGCGTGACGTACTCTCGCGCCTTGTCGCAAAACATCTTAGCTCACCACCTTCAACGTCCCGTCTATGCTTGTCCTCTCGCCCTGCCAGTAGCGTGGAATGGCAGAAGTGACGCGGAATCTCTGCCCGAACGCCTCGAACTCATCCGTGACGGACGAGCTGCATTGTATGTCGGCCTCTGCGTCCGCGAGGAACGCCCAAAAAGGCGCGTCGTTTCGCGAGCCCGCCGTGCTCTGCGACACGTTCACGGCAATCTGCCTGCCGCCCTGCTGAAACAGGCGAACCGTGAACGGCCCCGCCGTGCTCTTTTCGACCTTGCGCCCGCCGCCGTTCGCCGCTCGCGTCGTCCGCTCGATGGTAATCTCCGTCGGGTTTTGCGAGATCGTGAACGCGACGTCCGCCTTGCGTAGCTTTGCGAAATCGTTCATACCACGTCAGGCCTCCTAAGCGAGAGGACGCGGCTGCTTGCTCCGAGGTCGGCCTTTGCCGCCATTTCATCGTACATTTTCGCCATTTCGAGGCAATACTCCGAGAAGTCGCTCCCGGAAGATCGCTCGTATGTTTCCTGTCCGATGGTGTACTTCGTGAGCTCGCCCGCGCCGCTCGATGCGGTAGCCGCCTTGAGCCTCCACCCTTGCGCCGCCGCCGCGTAAATGTTGTCCGCGTCCTCTAGCAAGTCGGAAATATCTTCCTCCGAGAATCCCGTATCGGAAGCCTCGCCGCCGGTGGGAATCGTCTCGTTAATGAATCTCCGTAGCTTGCGGACGGTGCTCTCAGTTACAGCTACCATATTCGTGCGCCTCCTTAGGCGATAGAGACTTCCTGCACGTTCTCGTCGATGGCCGCGAACACGCCACGGTAAGCGTAGCCGACAATCTGCTGTTCAACGAGGCGCGACAGGTCGCCCGCGTTCGCCTCGATGCGCAAATCCTGCTTGACGAGCTCCTTGAAACCGCGCTTCGGACGGATAAGGTAAATCTTGTCCGCCGGAACGCCTGCGTAGGTCGTCGCTTTCTTGCCGACCGTCTGCGTCCAGCCGTCGTAGTAGATGATCGTCGAAATGCCCGTGATGGCCGGGAGCGTCGTTCCGCCGAACGTGTAGCCGCCGCGAAGTGCCGCCTCGATGTCGAGCTGGTTCGCCTTGCTCGCGAGCATGACCGTCGCCGGGCGTTTCTTGACAATCGTCTGCTTCAGGCCGTCCTTGATGGTGTTGTAAAGCGTGACGAAAGCGGGCTCGCCGTCTGCCGCCTTATGCACCGCCGTTTTGTTGTCGGCCTTGTACGTCGCCTGAAGAATGGGGCCGAGGTACAATTCGTTGAGAAGTGCGTTGTACGCCTCGCCCATCGCTTTGTTGAGCATTTCGACCTGAAACGACTGGTTGAAATCGCGAATCTGCTTCGTGTACTCGAAACCTGCCGTGTAGGTGTTGATGCGTGCCGTGGGGCCGTACTCTGCTTCGAGCGTGCCGAAATGAACCTCCGAGCCCTCGAAAGACTGTGCGAAAACGCACGCGCCGCGCAGCGCCCATTTCGCATCAAGAACCTCTGGCAAGTTGCTGTCCGAGATCGTGTCGTAGATCGGCTTGTAGAGTGGCTGTACTTCCTCGCGGCCGAGCTCAACGTCGAGCACGACCTTGCGCAGAAGTTCCTTCGACACGTTCGAGCCGCCGTAGGTAACCATTTCGCCGAGCGGCTTGCTGAACTTGAGCGTCTCCATTTCGCCGTTGACGATTTTCTTGTCCGCGTACTCAACCTTGCCGCCGAAAACAAAAGGCACTTTCGTCGTGCCGGTGTACTTGCGCCTCTTGTCGAGCATTGTTTCCTGAGATACGATATCCATTTTCCTTTTCCTCCTTCGTCCTTATGCCGTCACCGCAACCGCCGGGGTACGGATGAACTGAATCGTGTTTGCCGCGTCTTTCGCGACCGTCACCTTGCCGACGAGATACCCCGCGACTTTCTGATCGGTGAGAACCTTCTTCGACGTGTCGAAATACAAGTCCGCGCCCTTTGCGAAAGTCTGCTTCGTGTCAATCTGCGAGCTGATGTACTCGCAGTTTTCAATCTGGAGCGCGACCGTCTCGCCGTTGGTGTTGTTCTCTGCCTTGATGGTTTTGAGAACCGCGCCGAAAAAGCCGTCGAGCACGTAGAAGTCGCCTGCCGTGACGCCCGTCCCTGCCGGGACAGTCACCTCAACGCTCTTGCCGTCGCTGACCTTCAACTGGGAAATGCTGATTACGGTACTAGGTACCGGCTGGCCGATGTATGCCATTGTTCTTCGTCTCCTTCCTGTCTTAGAGTGCCGTCATGGACGACACGAAAAAGCCGCTTTCCTGCGTGTGCTCTGCCTGCGTCGCGGGCGGCACGTTATCGAGGTGCGCGTTCGCGAGAACGGCCTTGACCGTTTCGTCCGCGAGAACGCTGTCAATCTCGCCGCAGATCGCTTCCTCCGTCGCGCCGTCCTCGACGTGCAACATCTTCTTCACGAGGCTCTGCGCCATTTCGCCGCTGACCTTCGATTTGACGGCCTTTTCGACGAGTGCCTGCGTGTCCTTTGCCTTTGCGCTTTTCGCGAGCTCTGCCGCGCCCTTGACGGCCTGCATGAGATCGTCGCCGGTCTTGCCGCCGAACATTTCGCCGCACGCCTTTTCAAACGCGCTCGCCGTGTTGGTGTCGGCCTGCTTCTTTTCGTCGGCCTCCGTCACTTTCGGCTGCGTCTGCATTTCGCCGCACGCGGCTTTGAGGTCGTCCTGCGTAATCGTGCCTGCGTCGAGCAGGTCTTTCAGTTCCTTCTTCATCGGTGTCTCTCCTTTCTGAATCTCGCCCGCAACGACGGGCTCCCAAATCTCCTTGCGCCTGACCTCCGACGGCTCGCCGAGAAGCAGGCTGCCTTTGTCGGGGTTGCGGCTGTAGGAAATCTTGTAGTAGCGCGTGCCGCCGCCCTGCGTGTCCTTGTACGCGATGCAATAGCCGTCGTACACGGAATCAACGCTGACGTAATCGCCCGCGCCCGTTCCGAGCTTTTCGGCTGCCGCGTCGCGCAAGGCCGCTCGTAGCTGTTCATGGCTTTCGTCTGCCTGCGTGCTCGCCGCCGGCATAACGCTGTCAATCTCGCCCGAGATCGCCGCAACGCTCGTAGGCATGCCCGCCCGGTTGAGCGGTGTCCAGTCGATAGAAAGTCCCTTGTAGTCTGTGACGTCTGTCTCGCCTGTGACTGCATTCTGCGTGAGTTGCGGGTAGCCGTAAATGCTGACCTGCGAAACGGCTTTCCCGCGTACCCATCGTTTGAGATCTGGTGCGCTTTTGTCGATGAGCCCTCGGAAGTACGCTACGCCGTCCTTCATCTTTGCGCCAATCCAATGCGTGACCGGCTGGGGGAACTCCGTCGCGACGTCCTCTGCCTTTTGGTGTCCCAAAAAGCCGGGCAATCCAACGGAATTTACCTCGCCGACAATGCTACTGAGCGCGTTTTCGGTGTAGTTCCAGCCTCGCGTGCTCTTTCCCGCCGGTACTGCCATAACGACCTCTAGCGGGTCGTCGTCGCCCTTCTTCAGCGCGTCTGTGTTCGCCCACCCCGCAACGGGAATGTCGTCCACCTTCATTTCGCCGGTGAGCCGTGCCGTGAGCCCGATGAATCTTGTTCTTTTCGCTCCCATCTGTCCTCACCTCCTTTCGGTGTGGCATAAGAAAACGCCCGCAAGAAAATCCTGCGAGCGCAATCTGCGTCCTGTGTCAGTGTATAACGCCTTTTTCGTGCGGAATCGTCCCGATGTCGCCCTCCGTTTTGAGGCTGATGAGTGTGTCGAAGAACGAGTGAAGAAGAACGTTGTAGTACGAAAGCATCGAGCCTTTCGGTGGCTGGTAGTTGTTCGCCATCGTCTCTAGCTCTGCTTCGTCGTCGAGAACGCTCCGAAGGAAGGAATCTTCCTCGCCGTCGAACGTGACCTTTACGCTGCCGTCGTCGTCCTCCGTCGCCTCGATGACGTAGGTGTGCTTCCATCGCTTGCCTTTCGCCGTGATTTTCGCTTTCATGTGGTTTGCCTCCTAGAGTATTGCCAAGATGCCGAGAATCCATTCGCACATATCTTCGTCCTGCATGAGGGTGAGCGGGTCTGCGAAAGCGAGCTCGAATCCCATAGAAACAAGTTCGTAAGCATATCCTCCGTAGTCCTTTCCCATGTACATTTTAACGAATTTGTCGCGCCTCGCCTTTTCCTTTTT